GGGTTCTACCTTTCCAAGAGTTGTAGTCAACGATACTCTTCTTGGTGGATGTACAGAAACTGTTAAATATCTGAAAGAAAATAATCTAGTATGATGGATAAGGCAGAATTCTATGATATAGTAGAACTTTCTATTGACCTTGCTTTTCAGGGAAAATACAAACTTAATATGTATGATTACCTGAAGAGTATCAAAGCAACAAAAAAAGATATGGATGAGTTCCTTGAAAGTGCTACGTCAAGAGAGATAGAACTTCTCATCATAGACCTGGATGATTATCTTGAAGGAGGTTCAGATGAAATTCATAAACAACTAAGAGAAGCTTATGGGCACTTAGGTAAACCAGAAGCAAGAAAAATAAGAAATTATCTGAATGCAATATTACAGGATGCAGAAAAGTATGGGAAAGAAAAAAGACCAGGAAGAAAAAGAAAGACCTCTAAATAATCATGAAAACAACACATCCCTAAAACTCAATAGGGGAGTGGAGTTACTACTAAGAAATAAAAAGAGGAGGGAACCAAGACCAAAGACTTTTCAAGTAAAGTTTGGTAAGATTGTCTCTTTCTTTTCCAGAGAGGTGGATATATTTTTTAACTTTCACTTGGATTTCAAAAAGAAAAGTTCTCAAGGGGAGTAGTAAAATGTTAGCAGTTACCCTTACACTGTCTACTGTAATTTCAATCATGTTTCTCTTAGTTGGAGGAGTGATTGGATATTTGCTTAAAGAATATGTGATTGAAAGAAATTCAACTTTCATTCCTACACATCCAGAAATGTTTGATGAACATGGACAAATTATTCCAGATGATATTCTGGCAGTAAGATTTGAAAATGGTCTTGACACATTCGAGGATGAAGAATAAATAACCTAACCTGAAGTGATTAACTATGGCTACATCAAAAAACACACTCCCACCCAACCCTTTCATGCATGAAATTTTGGAGTTGGCAAGTAAAGCAAGGAGTAATGATAAGAAGGCACAAGTCCTTAAAGAGTATGAGAATGATGCTATTAAGGCATTGATGATTTGGAACTTTGATGATACTGTGGTTAGTGTAGTCCCTAATGGGCAGGTGCCTTATAAGAAAAATGAGGCACCTCTTGGCACTGACCATACTTCTTTAAGAAAAGAGTGGAAAAATCTTTATCACTTTGTAAAAGGTGGCAATGACACCCTCTCTAACATTCGTAGAGAGACAATGTTTATTCAAATGCTTGAGGGTCTTCATCCAAATGAAGCAGAGATCATTTGTTTGGTAAAGGATAAAGCACTGCAAACCAAATATAAAATTTCTCAAGCAGTAGTGGAGAAGGCGTATCCTGATATTAAATGGGGAGGACGTTCTTGATGGGTAAAGGTTGTAAAATTCTTTATAGTGATTGTGATCCAACCATTGCTCAAGATAGATCTCTTCCTTACACTGCTTATTTGGTTGAGTATTTACAAGATGGGGTGACCCATTTTGATATAGTAACTGCCCCTAAGAGAGTGGACATCTTTGATGATTATTGGGACAAGTATCGTCATGACCTAAAGAATATGACTCAAACAGAGGGTCGTGTAAATCCAAAATTGTGGAATCCAAAAAAATGAGTGAAGGATTTGTAGACAATGTAGAGTTTGAACTTCCAAAAGAAGACATTAAAAAACTCTTGAAGTCTTATAAGAAAATTAAAAAGTATCAGAAGTCTAGCCTCTTTGCTATCAAGACAATGGATGGTACTGAAAGTGTCATTTCAAAAATGATTGAAGAAGCAAAAGAGGAAGGTTTCTAAAAATAAATACTTCAATAAAGGAACATTATGCTCTCTACTCAGTACAGACTACGATTAGAATTCATCTGTAAGAGGATTGCGAACAATGAAGAAGTAAAGCTAGAAGATATGATCTGGGCAGAGAAACTTGCCAAGCGTCATACAACTGCCAGGGACTGGTTGAACAAAGCAAGACGCCAATCTACCCAAGACATTGAGGAGGGAAGCATGGATGATTTTATGAATAAGATGGGGCTAGGAGACCCTGACCCATCTAATTATAAAAATGGGTTTGGTTCTGCTGATGAAATTGTAGATTGGTTTAAACAAGATAAACCTGATGACTGGAGACAACGTGATTGAAAAAGAAACAATTGACAATCTTGAAACAGCATTTGAAATTCCTGATAATGCTGAACTAATTGATGAAACATTTTATGTATGGGAGACTAGATTTGGTCTTTATAATTCAATGACCACAGAGGGTAGGAAAATGCTCACTGGTGGAACTAAAGATGGCGTTACTAATATGACTAGGTGGTATCTAAAGTGTGAACAAGAAGGTACTTTACATCTTTATACACGTGTGGTAAACTCTGGTGTGGTAGGAGGCAAGTTGTAATGTTCAATAAGATACAAAACTGTATCATTGAATACACTTGACACCTATATATTATAAGGTCTATAATAGACCCATCGTTCATCTCACACAATGAGACGCAAGTAAGTCGCGGAACGGAGCGTTCATCCCATGTTTGAATTATTACTTTATTCTGGCATATCATGTGAAGATGCATCTCAAATTATTGAGCGTGCAAAAAAGAATGAAGAGTTGTCCAATCTCATTAAGCAGGAAATTGTTCTGACTATAGAGGAAGCAACTCCTGAATGCCCATGGGACGCAAACGACTGAAGGAACGGGAGATTAAATTCACCCTAGTATTTCAGGAGTAACTACTATGAACACTTTAAATATGATCAAGCAGCAGATTCAAAAAGCATCTGCACTTCATGATGCACAGATCGCTCATACTGCATATCGTGGTATTGAGTATTCTGTGTGTGATCATAACCCCAAAGAGACCCATGGCACATTCTGCTATCGTGGTCACACTTACAACAAGTGATTGTCAAAAGAACCATTTGGTGTTAGAGTGGGAGTAGCAATACTCCCCTTTTTTTATGGAGAAAGACAAACTTAAATTGATTGTCAGAAACTTAAAACTATTGGTTGATGCACTGGAGTCTGAAGTATATTCAGATGTAGAAGCATACAAGACCCAGTATCAAGCACCTATTACAGACTACGAAGAAATTTTTGATGATGATGATGGATACCCAGACTAATTCTGATTGGAGGTACACAGAAGAGCGTCTCAAACTTAGAGAGAATTGTCTGTCAATATTGCTCAATAAATATGGAAATGTTAGGATAGAAGAACAAGACTATTCTACACAAGACATTTATGAGTGTGTTGATACTTGGATCTCACAAGGAAACAAATCTTCCTCTGGAATCTCAGCATATTTCAAAGCATACTTCAGAGGAAATAACAATGTATGAAGAACTAGACACATTTGAGAGAGCTCTTCAACACTTTGGTACAAGGGTAGAGGTTATTGCTGCCATGGAAATGGGTGGTAGAATATCTGCTGAAGATGCATACCAAATGATTAAATCAGAACTAAAAGAACTCAAAAAGATTAGAAAACAGGAGAAGAAATGAAAGTCACTCTATTATCAGTTACTCCAGATGCAGAGAAGCATATTGCCTATTGTGCACGTGTAAGCAATCCCTCTAACCAGGGGAATGATTCTTTTGATGGTCTTTTGAAGTATTGCATTAAGCACAAGCACTGGAGTATCTTTGAGCAAGCATTCATGACTCTGGAAATTGAAACCAGTAGGGCAATTGCAGCTCAAATACTGCGTCATAGGTCCTTTACATTTCAGGAATTTTCACAACGATATGCTGACAGCAGTCTCCTAGGTGATACGATTCCTATCCCTGAGTTCAGACGTCAGGACACCAAGAATCGTCAGAACTCCATTGATGACCTTGATCCTTTTGAGATTCAGAGACTTGAGATGCAAACTCAGACATTGTTTGATTCTGCTATGGCACTGTATCAACAGATGCTAGATAAGGGTGTGGCAAAGGAGTGTGCTCGTATGGTGCTTCCCCTTGCTGTACCAACAAGAATGTACATGAGTGGTTCACTGCGATCATGGATGCATTATATTGACCTGAGGTCTGCTAATGGCACTCAGAAGGAGCATATGGACATTGCTAATGAATGTAAAAGGATCTTTGCAGAGCAGTTCCCCACTATTGGCACTGCTCTGGAGTGGGTCTAAATATAAAAACATTGTGAGGTGATGTGATGGCAACATATCCTGTAAAGCATAAGGAAACAGGCGAGACCAAAGAGGTCAAGATGAGTGTTCATGACTGGGATCAATGGCGTAAAGATAATCCTGATTGGGAAAGATTTTATACACCAGAAAATGCTCCAGGAATGGGACTTGAAATGGGTGAGACATTTGGAAAACTATATTCCAAATACCCAGGATGGAAGGATGTTATTAGTAAAGCAAAGAAACAACCAGGTTCAAATCTCAAACATTACGACTAATTTAATATGCCTAGAAAAAGCAAGTCAGGAATTGGTAGCACTAATCCAGTGCCATTTGGTATGAGTAATAAAACTATGAAAAGGAAAAAGCCAATCAATCTAGATTATATTAAAAAGATTGAAGCCCTGACTGATAACCAAGATTTATTCTTTGAGCAGTACAGAGAAAATCAAAATATGGTTGCCTATGGGTGTGCTGGCACAGGCAAGACCTTTATTACCCTCTACAATGCTCTTCTAGATGTCTTAGACCCTAAGACACCCTATGAGAAGATCTACATTGTCAGATCCCTTGTGGCTACCAGAGAGATTGGTTTCCTGCCTGGTGACCATGAAGACAAGTCATCTCTTTACCAGATTCCATATAAGAATATGGTAAAGTATATGTTTGAGATGCCTGATGACAATGCATTTGAGATGCTCTATGCTAATCTCAAAGCACAAGGAACTATTAGTTTCTGGAGCACCTCATTTATTAGAGGCACCACATTTGACAATGCTATCATTATTGTTGATGAATTTCAGAACCTCAACTTTCATGAACTTGACTCTATGATTACTAGGGTTGGTGAAAATTCTAAATTGATGTTCTGTGGTGATGCCACTCAATCTGACCTGATTAAGACTGCAGAGAGAAATGGAATCGTAGATTTCATTCGTATCCTAAAGAACATGCCTTCATTCAGTATGGTAGAATTTGAGGCAGAGGACATTTGTAGAAGTGGACTTGTGAAGGAATACATTATTGCTAAACATGAACTAGGTTTATGACTTTTACCCACATTGAAATTGATTATCCAACTCTAGACAGAGAAACTATTGATGGTGTTAGATATTATGATACTCCTACAGGAGAAAAGTTAGTATCCATTACTTCTGTCATTAGTCATTACAATCGTGAAATTTTCAGAGAATGGAGAGCAAAGGTTGGTAATGAAGAGGCAAACAGGGTTACTAAACAAGCAACCAGCAGAGGTACAGATATGCATACCCTTGCTGAGTCTCACCTTCGTAATCTTGAACTGCCTTCAGTACAACCACTATCTGAATATCTTTTCAAGCAGGCAAAACCTGACCTAGATAAGATAGACAAGATTCATGCAATTGAACAAGCACTGTTCAGCAAAGAACTAGGTGTTGCAGGAACAGTGGATTGCATTGCTGAGTATGAGGGTGAACTTGCAGTCATTGACTTTAAGACAAGCAAAAAACCAAAACCAAAGAAGTGGATTGAGCATTATTTCGTGCAGTGTGCTGCCTACGCTTGCATGTTATATGAAATGACTGGTATAATGGTAAAGAAATTTGTTATCATTATGTCCTGTGAAAATGGAGAATGTGTTGTCTATGAAGAATATGATAAGAGAAAGTACATCAGGTTACTCTCAAAATATATTAGAGAGTTTGTTGAATTCAAACTACAAGAATATGTCTCAACCTAAAGAAAATAGTATTGATAAGATTCTAGAAAGTAAATTCTACTGCTCTCGTAAGTTTGCAGAAGAAATAGAATCCATTGTTCATGAAAACGGTGGAATGAGTTATGTTGATGCCATTGTCTTCTTTTGCGAAAAAAACAATGTTGATGTAGAATCAGTACCCAAGTTGATTTCCAAACCACTTAAGGAAAAACTTAAGTGTGAAGCAATGGAACTCAACTTACTGAAAAGAACATCACATGCCAAACTTCCATTATGATACCAAAAGTGTCACCTTTTGATGCATACAAGTCTTACCTGGGACTAAAGAATCATTTCACAAGAGAGTCATATGATTACCATAAGTATTGTGGTAAGTCACGTGCCTCTCTTCAAAGTTTCTACAAACGTAAAGATCGTTTTTTCTTTGAAAAATTAAGTAGGCAAAAGGATGATAGTGAAGTTATTGAATTCTTTGTCTCTAACTTCGTATCTTGTGATGATCCTCAGTCTTTGTGGATTGGTGAGATTGTTAGAAATGGAGAGCAGAACTACACAGATTGGAAACGCAGATTACAATCACTTGCTTATACTTTTAAGACAGAAGTAGAAAGTGTTTTTGATGGTAAGAACTTTGATGATATGTTTAAGATAGAGGGAACAAAACACCCTCCCATTGTTAAAGAGCATCTTGCTAAAAACATTTCACTTGAAACATTGGTTCTCCTTAATAAGATCATTGGATTCAAATCAAAGTTTGATAAGAAGATGGATGATCCTGTCTGGAAATTTTTGTCAATGAGAATAGATAAATATGATACATTCATATCTGTGGATGTGTTTCGCTATAAGAAAATTTTGAAGAAAGTAGTTTGTGGAGAGTAATGAGTTTCTTTCAATCACAATTCGTTCAGCAAGAAATGAAAGAAATTGCTGATCTTCAAGAAAATATCTATTCAAAGGTGTTTTCTTTTTCCAACATGGATAAAGCAGATAAGCTTGAACATGTAGAAATGTTAGAGGAGTTGCTAAAGAAGCAACAAGTTCTGTATACTAGGATGAGTCTGTCTGAGGACCCTGAAGCAAAGCAGATGAAGGAGAGTATCATTTCTTCTGCAAGACAACTTGGATTTCCACCTGATGTGGATCTTGGTTATGTGTTTTCTAATATGGCGAATATTATAGAAAACATGAAGAAGTCCATTAATGAGTCTACTTGACAACCCAATCAAAAAGTCCTATTATTCATGGTTCAAGAGGCTGCCTGATCCTCCCCCAAGCCAAAGGACAAAAGCCAAATACAACCAATACGGAGTATATCAAATGTCTTTCTCTGACCTTAAGAAACAAAGCTCTTTGGGCTCTTTGACAGCAAAGCTGACTAAAGAAGCCGAGAAGATGAATAACAAAGGAGGTGGTGCTGATGACCGCCTGTGGAAACCAGAAATGGATAAGTCTGGTAATGGATATGCAGTTATTCGTTTCCTTCCT